TACAATGTTTGATGTGCCCGATGGGCTTGGAGACGTGCCGATAGTGAGCGAGTTAACTTGGAAATTAGGGACACTGTTAATTGGTGTGTAAAGTCTTGAGTAAACTACATCATCCCCAATACCTTGATTATTGTCAAAGTAGGAAATAATAGCAGACTTAATTTCATCAGGACCAGAAGCTGGGAAGCTAGGGTCTGCCGTAATATTTATTGAAATATAAACAGGGACAGGGTCTGGTCTTTGATATCCAATAACATGAGCGTAGCCTTGACTGTCGTAAATAGTAACTTGAGTGTCACCAAAGCTCCGAATGCCCATTGGCTTATTTTCCCAAATCTTCAAAGCAATCTCACTTCCAACCCCACCTAAAAGGATAGGCATAAAGCTGTGGGCCGGAACACCTTGAGCGTTTGTGGTGTTTGTGTCATTCTCATAGATGACTACCTCCTCCACTCCTTCAAGGTTGATTAATGCTGAGTACAAAGACTCAATGATATTACTAGCTCTTTCAAACTTAGCATTTCTGAACCTCTCACGAAGCTCTTCGTCAGTCTCAACATTTCTACCAAGAGTGGCTGACACAATATTAGTAACGGAATCAAGACCGAGGACAGGTGTTAGGATATTGGTAATCGTATTTACATCAGCAGAGATAGGGCCAACGGTTGTAGCTTGCACTTCTCCAAGTTTAATTACTTTAGAGATTGATAGGTTAGCGGTGCTTGTAAAATCAACAGTTGAGAATTCATCAACCCGTTGTACATACAAGATACCAGTTGAGCCTGCACCGGTAATTGTAGCGGTTAGCGTTGGGTGGCTTGATGTAATAAGTGCAGCCATTCCTGCAACGATAGAATCTCTTGTTGCACCAATACCACTTGTGTAGCTAACAGTGTTGGTTGTGCCTGTGGTTGCATATGTCAGTGTATATAACGTACTATCAGCCACTGTGCTTGGAAATACACCAACGCCTGTGGCAGAAGTTGGAACTAAATTTACAGTTGGGAGTAACTGCCATTGATAAGAACTGGTAGTAGAGCCAAATACAAGACCAGATGATAGTGTAGTTCCGTTATCACCTGTGAGCAGTTCTTGCGCTGTAGAAAATGTTTGTTGCTGTCTGACCAGTCCACCAAGAGCTACCAAGTTATCAAGGGCAATACCGGAAGCTGAGTTAGGATCAAAGGCAGAGTAAACTTGTTGTGCTACTTCCCAAAGATCACTCAAAGGTTCCGAGATAATACCAATCATTCTGCCAATGGCAGAGCTGTCTGTCGTATCTACGCTATCACCGGGAGATACGAGGTCTTGGAAAGCATCAACACCACGTTGCCGTAGTACTGCTAAGATTTCAGGGAGTCTTAAGATATCAAGACCACTATCTGTCAAACCTGCCATATGTTATCCTTTAGTTAGGAGGGGTAATAGAGATAGTGTCAGTCGTTGAGCCATCAACCACCTTAACCCTGAAATTTAATGAATATTGTCTGTTTACCAGAGTGGAATTAAAGTAGGTAATCTCTTTAACCCCAACTTCTGCTAGAATTTGTTGCTGCATAATAAGGTCAACAGCACTCTTAGAGGTTTTCTTACCCATTATCTCAGTAAAATAGGGAACACCGTAAGCTGTATTCAAAAACCATTCGCCAAGAAATGTTCTCAATCGGACATATAGTCTTTGAGCAACAGTCTCTGTAAAAGGTTGGGTCATGTCTGATTTAACTAGTGGACGGTTAGCAAAGATGATGTCACCTGTTGAGTAATCTAATTTAATATCCATTAGTTTTATCCTTAAGGGTTACTTGGAGGAACAGTGCCTGGAGCATGGCGGTGTGTGCTGAAAATGACGCCGTTGAAGCTGAACACCCCAGTATGGGTTACATTACCAGACCACGTACAATCACCTATCCAAGTTGTATTTTGTGCATTGATGGAAAGATCTGGAGTGGTAATAGACGCTGATGTATTTGCAACAACACTTGCATTGTCACATTCCACGGACACATCTTGGTTTGTCCTGATTAATACATTACCACTAGGTTGAAGTCTTACTTCTACTTCATTCACAGTACCTAAGCCTGCAAACATTACTGTATCTTCTATGCTATGACTCCAACTGTGTTTAGCTGGATTATTTGAAGACGTTGAAGATGTTTGCAGCCCCGGAATAAACATAGCGTCCTGCTTATCCATCTTTGCATAATTCAAGGGTGTTGATGGATATCCATCAGAATTCTTCCAAGCTTCAATTGAGCGCATAGAAAATATAGCCATTCCTGTATCTCCGGGCTTAACCGGGAATGTCATTCCACCAGTTTTGGATACAGGAAATGAAACTGGGACATTGACTACAACAGGTCTTTCTTTAGTTCCACCGTCTTTAAATTTTTGGTTAATAGCCGGTTGAATAGCCACCCTATCTGGACCTTGAATCTGAACAACGACACAAGGAAGAGATGTATGCACATTATTCATTTGAGAATTAAAGGCAGCAATAAGAAGGTCTTGCATTTCTGAATTCATTTCTTGACTACCTTTTCAATCAAACTTCCTTTAATATCAGTATACCAACTATCACCTCTCCAAGAGCCGTAGTGACGAATACTGTCTACTTTATACCAACCTTTCAGAAGTCCTTCTTCAATCTGGATAATACTTCCTGCTGTAATTTCAGGATTCAATAAGATTCTCATTTGAACGCCCGGCTTTTTGGCCTTATCTTTTGTAGACCTTCTTCTATCACCAGAAACTCTATAAGGCCTTTCGATCAATCCTGTAAAAGGCGAGATTACATATGCTAATTGGTATTGTTCTGTTGCTGGCCTGTCGTTGTTGTGGATATACAGGACACCATCATCTAACTGCCAATCAAGTTGGAACTTCTCTGAAATCTCGTCAAGCATTTCTTTGGGAGTGCCAGAGAGTGGATAACCAGAAATAATTTCGTTATTTAAATTTGTGGTTATATTGTAGACACCACGATCAGCCCCAAGTGCTACTCTAATCTTTTCAAATACCTTATAAACATCAGTGCCTGGAGGAACTAGCTCACTAAGTATTTGATGATTCAGCGTCGTATACCCGCTCCCCATTGTGATCTGGGTGACAACATCTGTACCTGATTTACGAGTACCAACGTTTGTAACTTGTCCTGCAAATAGACGTTTAGGACCATCAGTATCTAGATAACCTGCTTCAAAGACTGCTGCTGGATAGTCTGTATCAAGTATCTTTAAAGTTTCTTCACCTAAGTTGTATACTTCAATGGTTGCAGAGTTTGTCTTATTCTTATTGTTAGTACTTTTACTGATGTCAAAAGTAAGCTGAAGATTTTCAATTAACACCCCATCACCTGTCTGATAGTCGCCAATTGTTAGCCTATACTGGCGATTTTTCTGGATGGCCATTTAAACACCGCTATCATAGATATAGTAAAGATTATAGTATTGATCTAACTTATCAGGATATGTTTTATAAGGTTCGGATAGAAGATTTGCTTTCTCACTCATATAAAAATAACCATTTAAAGGAAAGAGCGCATAATCAAAAAATATAGGATAGTTAGGAACTAGAGCCTCACCCAATACAATTGGATTATTATCAGCATCATATAGATTAATGGTGTACATCTTCATCCTTTCAATGTAAAGAAATCTCAATGTATATGACTCACCTTCAAGGGCTACAGTGTAGTCATATGCCGCATCTTCAAACAACGGGAGATTTACATATTTTTCAGCCAAGTTAATTCTCCCTTGCTTGTCTTAATGGATCAATATCACTATCCTTTGGTGGATTATCTCCGGAACCGGCGTCCTGAACTTTACTGTCTTGTTTACCCTTTGAAGACTTAGAGGATGCCTTTTTCTTTAAAGAGGATTGGACATCTGAGGATAATTCAGTTTGTTTTAGATTTACAAATGTAACCTGCTCAAGAGAAAAATCACAATAAAGTGCATAACCTGTATCCGGTGTCTCTCTAAAAGTTACACTAGTAAGTACAAGCCTATTAATTACTCTTGTAAGGGTATATCCGTCATATTCATACAAATCGATTAATTGAATATTTGGGTTATACCTGCCAGTAGTCGGGTCTAAGATTTCTCCAGACATTAAAGAGATTAGAGTATCTTTTATCTGCTCTAGAAGATCTGTTTGACCAAAATCAACTTCTACGTCTGGAGTAGTGTCGGAAAGAAATTGACCAACGCTATCTGGAATAAACTTCTTTAAAACACTACTATCCGTAGAATTTACACTAACTGGACTTTTTAATGTATAGCTGTTATAAGGAGAATTCCCTTGCAGATCTTGTATTAAGTAAGTCCCAGTAGAGATGTCTACACCTGTAATAACAGCACCAATTTTATACTTTGAATTGTTTTTAACAAAGTGATCTGTTACATTACCACCCGCATCAATAGGGTGTTGGGTTACTTTTCCTGAATGGTCTTGGGAATAGCTGGTGACGACATTCATATAAATAAAGCCACCACCATTCTCATCATCCCAGTGTATTGCTAGGGACATTACTACTCCTTATTCTTTCTGAGGGAATTGAACAAGAACTTGTTCAAGATTCATAGCAAATGCTTGTGTAAGTTCTTGAGCCTGAGCTTGAATATCCATCTGAGCTAATGTAATCGGATCAATGTTTAGTTGGATAGTGATTTCATTGTTAGTGGTAGATTGCCTTGCAATATTAGCATCATCCATAGCAGCAAGTCGTTGTTGATTATTAAAATCATCAATCTCTGCTTTAGACTGTGGATTAAACCTTGACAGATCTTGTGGGGGGGTGTCAACGCTAAACTGCTTTCTATCCATCTGCATCTGATCGTAGCCAGCAGGATCATTGTAGTAAATAGAGTCAGGGTTGAAGATAGCCTCGTTTCTTTGCTGACGCTCGTTTAGATTGACTAAGAAATTATTGTAACCAGCCTTCAATACGCCTACAGGGCTTGTGTATTCACCAGTACCAAAAGGATCAATTTTCGGGATATCTTCAACTTCTATTTTTTGTGTAGGAAGATTGCTGTCTTTTAAATCTTTAATCCCTTTAATGGTATTTAGGATAGCAGCAAGCTCTCTGCTTGTTGATTCTAGACTTGGAAGAAAATCACCAAAAATATCTTCGGCTTTAATAGCACTAATCTGTGACCAAAGTTCTTTAATCTGTTTCCAATCTTCAACTAATTGACGACTAGTATCGTAGCCTAGCCAATCAGCAATTAGGGAGTCCTTGCCTTCAAGCATACGAATAAACGACTGAGGGAATAAGAGCAGATCATCGGCCCATTTAGTAGCTTCATTGAAACCCTCAGCAAGACTTTGTACCAAACCATTGCTTTCACCCAAACCTGCGTTTAGGGTACGGAAAATGCGAGCAAAACCTTCTTCTACACCCGCATTTGAAGCTACTGCAGCAAGATCAGAAACGGCGTTTTGATAGCGTTGTTGCTCTGCCTGAGAAGCAGTGCTTGCTAAAGCTAGGGCACCACCTTTGTTTGCTTGCTGTGAAGCATCGATACCAGCATAACGTAGAATCTCACTTGATACCAAACCCCTCTGCATATCTGCACGAAGTTTCTCAATGGCAGCTTGACCTGTTAAACCACCACCTTTACCTTGTGCGGCAAGTTGCGCTTGATAAGCTCTGGCAAACAGGGCAGTACCACCCGGCAATGCCTCCGAAATTTGAGAAGTTAATTCTTCAGCTTGAAGCTTGCCTTTACCAGCAACTTGACTCAATGCTCTAAATAATCTGTTTTGTGTGGTCTTGTCCAGCTTATTTACACGGGCTAATTCAGCAAAACCTGAGAATACTTTCTGACTATCTTTGACACTAAATCCTGAGCCAGTAAGACCGGAGATAAGTTTGTTGTAATCAGCAGAGGCATCAAGATAGTTGAAACCAATCCTATTTGCTTCTGACCTTAAATACTGAAACGAAGCTTGTCCTTGTTCTGCTGTACCACCAGCTTGCTGTACAACAGCTTGTGATTGCAATTGAGCAGAAACAACTTCTTGGTTACGCCTATTAAGAGCACCAAGACCATAACCACCACCAGCAAGAGCAAGAGCACCATAACCGAGTGGACCATAAAGTCCTGCCCCTATTAGGCTTCGTGAACCTCTTCCAGAGCCAGGAGGCGGATCACCACCACCGTTTGGCCTTGGTCCGGGACCAGGTGGATGAGGTGGAGGATTAGGTCCGGGCGGAGGTGGTGGAGGAAGTCTTCTTGCTGCACGTAGAAGGGCAGCCAAAAGTGCCCTGTCATTTACGACAAATCTACTAATTTCAAAAGCTACCCTAGAGCTTGCCATATCTAAGGCATTTCCAAGACTTCGTTGTAGATTTCTTTCATTTACATTGAAGTTTACAAGATTAATTGTATAAGAAGCAGAAAGTCTTTTACTGAAATCTTTTAGTTTCTTTTCAACAGTGCTTATGGCCCTGTCTACTTTCTGTATATCCCTATTATTAACCTTAAAACCTACCCTGGCGTAGTAGGATGCAATATTCATTTACTCTCCTTGAAGGGCTTAAGAAGTCTTATTCTTGTTTTTAGCTTGCTCAAGAAGAGCATCATAAACATCTAACATCTCAATTAAGTCTAGCATTTGACGATAAGAATAATGAGTGCTCATCTTTAGAGCCATATCGACACTACCCTTCTCGTGCATTGCAATCCTGTAAATAAGCCAGCTCTGAGAGAACTTCTCTGAGATATCCTTTTCTAATTTTGTCGGACTAGAATCTCCCGATGCAGATTTTATTCTTCTGTACCGGGTTCCTGAAAACCCTCTTCATTTTCTGGAAAATTAAATTTTAAAATTTCCATGTAAAGAGTTCGCATTTGTTTATATTTACGAGCAAAATGTTTATCAAATTTCTTGTCATCAATAGCAACACTACTTAAGGTTGCGTATTTACAAATAATCCTGCGCATAATAGCCACATCAGATTTTCCTGAATCTAGAACTTCTTGGTTCTCGTCTAGAAACTTAAGACCTTCAGTAGCTGTCATTGCAGTTACAGTGTATGTATGCTGACCAACAGTAATTTCTGTTTGTTCAAGCAGATCAAATTTAGCCATTTATTTATCCTATTTATTCAAAGCCGTATCAAAAGAATCCTGATACGAAAGATGTAACTTGGTTTATTGCAGAGTCTAGAAGATTAGGTTGACCATTGACATTACCACCAACATTATAGACAGTGGTTGTTTGACAAAATATTCTCCACTCTCTATTCCCAAAGTCATTTGAGAACTCAGAGCTTGCAAAATTTACAATGTATGCTTCATTTGAAGAGAATAGACTACTCCCACTATTGTCTTTCAAAGTAAATGCTATCCTTGCCGTACCTTGTTCAATGTCCTGACTAACGATTTCACTTAGAACATCATTAGCTTGAGATCCTTGAGTAAGAGTAATCGTTATAAAGCAAGAAGTATCAGCTTTTGTTTTACTACCTGACCTTACTCTTGAATGAGTACCACGTATTCCATAGATAGGTTTAAAAGCCTCTACCCTTCTTGCAATACTGATTCTATCCCATCCAGACAGGATATACCCACCAATAGCTAAAGACACGGAAGAAGGATCATATGTAGCTACTGTAAAAGTGTTAGCCATTAAATAATACCTCCTATACTCGGAAGACTGGAAGTTGCAATGTTAACAAGATCTTCAACTAATCCAGAAACTTCTGTGTTATTTCCAAAGTTTATTCCGCCTGCTGAGCACTTAATTCGCCATGTGCGAGTATCAACATTGCTACTTTTTACTAAGCTTGGTAAGCCTTCAATCCACGAAGTTGCCGAGAAGAAAAGGTCACTACCACTACCATCTTTTATCAGAAGAGTAAACTTACCTTTCTTACTAACTTCATCTATCTGCCATAGCTTAGTAAGGAAATCATTTGACGTAGAGCCTGTATGGAATGTTAAATCCACAGTATATGTCTGACTAAATCTGTGGATTCTTTCTACAACACCGTCTGCTGTAGTTCTGGACCTAAATGGATTCTCATCTTTGTTGATTGTTACAAAAGTGCCATCAACAAAACCATCAGCATTTAAAATACCAGCGATAACAACTCTAACATCATCAGGTGCATAGTTAAAAATTACAGCCATATCTTTCTCCTTAATGTGGGGCACTAGGTGCCCCTATTTGTTATTAAGGATTAAGGCGCCACTTATCCTCAACCGTACCACCTAGCGATTCAACAGCAGCCACTTCATCTGGAGCTAGAGGAGTATTACCACCAATAAACAGATCACTACCGTATAGGTAGATACTCCAGTCACGAGTGCCAAACTCTGAACTAAAATCAGCATTCGCAGGGGCAGCAATAATAGCGTTGTTTGAAGATGCTACTGTTTGGCCACTAAGGTCACGAATCGTACAGTTAAATACATATTCATTTCCTGCTGTGTTAGCATCTGCAATCTGTAGCTGCTGTAGAACTGTGTTAGATGGACTACCTTGATGCAGAGTAACAGTTACATCCATTGCAGTAACACGACGCTTCACACGACCGAAGGAGCTTGAACCGACGCCCTGATATGGCGTTGAGGTCGGAACGATACGATTCATTGAGAGGAATGTACCATCAGCAAATCCTACAATCTTATGTACAAAATCTCCCTTAGACAAGACGATAGTAAATTCGTCTGGTGCGTAATTGGAGATTACGTTTTCATTAGCCATTTATATAATCTCCTATTTACACAGAAAGGTAAAATTCGATGCTTACGCTACGAACTGCGCCTTGCAGACGACCACGAATCACAAACACACCGGCGGCACGTTGTGCACGTAGGTTCTCAGGCACCGAAAGTACCGGAGGCGTTTGAACCGTCCATCCACGATCAATCAAACCATTAGACTCTGCCAAGGACAACACTGCTCGGATTTCATTCTCAATAATCACAAAACCGGCGTCAGTAAACGGCACCTTGAGACTATTAATCAGACGGAAATAAATACCTTCTTGTAGGCGAGCTTTCAACCAATGCTTGCCTATGGTCACGTCAATCGGCTTGCCATCGAACATATCACCGTTTTGGAAGATATTCACACCGCCCTTAGCAATGTAATAGTTCCAAGATTTGTTCTTAAGATTTGTGATAGCGGTTGGAGAAAGCTTACTAACTGTTACACCATTTGCGCGTTTGAAATCCCAGTCATTAGCGCCTGGAGTTACAGCAAGTTGACTACCTGCCCAAGCAGCTTCTGGATATTCAGTTGCAGCAGTTGGCAGATAAACACCAAAACTTTGTGCTGCTGATTTAGTATTTAGCTTAGCGCCAATATCAGTAGTTGCTGTAGTGATGGCAGCAGGATCAGCGCTTGACAAACCATAGATTTTATCACGAGCTTGGATAGCGTCAGAAAGAGCCTCTTGTTCGGCAGCAATCTGTGTTTCTGCAACAAGGAGATACCAAGTGTCGTTTTCAATCTCTACAGCTTCAAGGGCATCAACCCATGTCTCAGTCGAGGCACCATCCACTTTAGTGATGTTGGAACTAACCGTTACACTATAACCATCACCAGCTACTGTAGGTTCAATAGTTAGTGTACCAGTGTTATCAGTTACAGTCACACCTGTTGCTGTAATAGCAGCTTCAAGACCAGCGGTAATTTCAGCAGCGGTTGCTGGAGCGTCTGATGTAAAGCTATATGCTGTGCCATTAACGGTTACCGTATAAACTGTAGAGTTAGCAACAGTTGGTGTAAGAGTTACTTCATCGACTTGGCGACGACCTACTACAATAGAAGGTGGAGGAGCACCAAGAACACTTGTCTGACCAAATAGCTTTTGAGCCATCAGATAGACATTGGAAGTAGACTCAAAGTCAGCACCTACTTGAGCAATGTTATTGTAGCTGCGAGCACGTTCTTGGAAGTTTGTAAATGTAGCAAGAATAAGGGGAATTTGGAAAGATGTCGTGCTGATGGCAGTAGAACCATCTAGAATGACTACCCTTACGACATCATCGAGTGTCGAAGCCATATTATTGTTTTCCTATAGTAATTAAGGATAAATGATGCCATCAGGCACTGAGAAAATTTCAGGAGGTTCTGAAATAGCGTCTTCAATCACAACAGCTTCAACCCATTCAATAGATTGCTCTGTGTTGATTGTGTATGTAAACACAACATCTTGATTGAAGTATTCAACCCATTGTGTATCTCTTTTCTGCGGAATCCTTCTAATATTAGATTTCCGCATTACAGAAAGTTTCTCTCTGTTCAGAGATTCAAAAGACAATGGGTTGTTGTTAATTCTTTGTGTAAAACTTTGAGCCATATCACCAGCAGTAGAGCCACAAAAACTAAACTGTACTGTAATTTCGTATGAAGCTCTTACATTGACAATATTTTGTGTTGGGTCTGCAAGGGTTGATGTAGAGTGTTTACCAATCTGCTGTATACCAAGAATACTGATCACCATAAAAGGATTTGCAGGTTCTGAGCCATTCGTGTGGCTAAAGAAGACAAACTTATTCTGGTCAGCTTCAGTTGGAAAGTATTCAATAACTGATTGAATTGCAGCACGCCTAATAGCCTTTCGAATATCACTGTATGCTGCCATTAATCGCCCCTCTCAACTTTAAAATCAACAGACTCAAGCATCTTTCCTGTATTGATAAGGGGATCATTGAATCCTTTAGCTTCAACTGTTTGTGGGCTGTTTGGGGGAGTATCCCAAGCGATTATCTCGTTCTGAAGCCCTTTTACCATAAAAGGTCCAAGCTTTGTGTAGGCTTGTTTAAATGTGGCTTGCCCGTCCAAAACAGATTTAATAGCCTGCTGAAAGACCGGAACATATTCTGAAGTTTTAAGCCTTGGAAGAAAACCCATACGGATAAAAGGTCTAGGAGGATACTTTACCGGGTCACCTTCTTCCATGAACATTGCGACCGTAGCAACCGGTAAGTTATCATTCTCTGGACCGTACCGTGAATCGGGGAAAAAGCCTACATTCAAACTTTCTTTATTGGCTTGTAGAAGATTTTTTTTAATCTTATCCCAACCAGAAGTGTCTACTGTAATTTTAATTGACATAAGACATTCCTTAGTTTGGGGTAATTTCTTTTCTAGCGGCAAATGCTCGCCAGTGATCAAGAACACCCATCTTATACCTACGAACCTTCATGATTTTGTAAGTGTAAGTTTGACCATCTTCCATTGATTCCCATTCAAACTCATCAGCATCTTGCTGTCCCTGAACTTGAGTAAGCATCATTTCAGCAGAATAGACTTTCTGCCAATCTCTCGACCTTTCGGATTCAGGAAGTTGGAGGAGTTCGTAGTCTTTTAGTGGTTGAACGTTAGCTTGAATTACAACATCAACTGTTGATCCTTCAATCCAATCTCCATCTACATAGGAGCCTTGTGTTCGTCTATGCAATGTTAATGGAACTTTCTTTGTTAGGAGAAACATAGGTTTTGACATAGCTTCTCCTTAAAATGTTGGGCCTGCTACACAATTACAAACACAAACAGATTCACAAGCACATGCACAAGCGTCTTTACAATTATCCCCATCACAAACTTCAATGTCCATAAGTTTGCTTCCACAGGTATTTGCGGACCACGGGAACAAACCTGCGGGGATTGCTGTGTCTGGGTTCTTGATAAGGTAATCAAGAGCTTTAAGGTATTGAGTTGACAGCGAAGACCACACTTCAATGTCACCGGTCCTTTCTCTTGTACTCCAACCAGCCAATTGGAAAGATGCTGAAATTGCAGCTAGTCTTGCAGCAGCAAACACATCTTGATTTGTCATATCTAGAAAAGCTTGTAGCTCTTCGTCGGTAAACAATTGATAGAAAGGCGACGAGGGTACATCACCAATCAGAAGCCTTACTTGTTGTACTGGGGTAAGTGCCATACGCTCTCCTTAGAGGAGGGCAAGAAAGCCTTGCCCGAATATTAAGCTTTTAGAGCAGCGATAATAGCATTTACAGCTTCTGCTACATCTTCTGCGGTTGCAGTTGAGGGATCTGCAATTGGGGTTAGTGCCACTACTTCTGGTTTAGTTGATACGCCAGCACCGCTTTGAATAGCAGCATCTAGTTGGCGTACAGCATAAATCCAACCTACTTTAGTTTCTACAGCCATTTCTTACTCCTAAGAATAATAGGGGACTCTAAATGAATCCCCTTTATTTACCAACCTAATATTAGGTCAGGGACAGACGCAGGATAGCGCCTGGGTTCAGAACAGCGTTCAGGAAGTTCTGTTCGGTCATGATTTCGATAATATCGTCTTTTTCATTCAGATATTCGAAGAAGTAGCTACCCTGAGCACGACGGTTGATAGCATTGAATCGGTTAGCAGGAGCGTAGTAGGTTTTCAGGAAGTTACGGATACCAACAGGCATCATGTAAGCATCGCCTTCTGGAATGAACGGTACGAAAGTACCAGCAGCATTCTCGTAACCAGCAGCACCGGCGTTGATGAAGGCGATACCAAACACAGTCATCATCTCAAAGCGAGCGTCCAGACCTGGAACATCATTACCACCAGCACCCAGCAGGATACGGGTTGCTTGACCTTGGTCCACATACTTGAACGCATCAGTTACATAAGCGTTCTGTTGCAGAGCGTTGTAGTAGCTGTCAGAGCACAGAACAACGAATGCACGAACAGTACCAGCTTGACCATCACGCAGAGCGTTACGGGTAGCCTTCTTAGCGTCGTTATAAACAGCGCGTGGGTCAGCAGCAGCAGACAGGTCAGTTACAATCTCAGTACGGGTAACGCCAAATTCAGTGTAGAAGTTGGTAGCTACGGTAGCACGAGGAGCATAAGCAGTACCAGTGGTGATAAGTTGCATACGAGCAGCTTCAAGGGTCAGACCATGAGCTTCACGAATATCAATCATCTTATCAGCACGAACGGAAGCTACAGTTTCCAGTTCAGCAAACTCAGCCAGAGAACCGGCACGGACAATACCATCGATATCGTTAGGGGTGATCGCATCATCCAGAGGGAAGTGCGGGATCTTCAGCAAGAGGCTGTCAGATTCACGACCAGCGATGGTCTGGTTACGTTCGTCCCAGTTACGGTCTTCCAGCAGGTGGGAGCCACGAGTGGTACGGGTAATTTCAACAGTCTTCTGAGTTGAATAAGTATCTTCAAACAGACCAAGAGCGTTAGTGATACCAACGGTGTTTGGAATTACAATCAGGGAGTCGGTACGGTCAACAACTTTACCGAGATTCTGACGATCTAGTACAATAGCCATATTAGTTAATTATCCTTGTTTTAATTAAAGAGTTTTGAGTACTTGGATGCCTTGAGCTTCCAGCAGACCTTTCAGGGTTTCAACCTGAGCGTCTGTAAGAGCAGCACCACCATTAGGAACGGCATCTTTAGCAACTTGTTTGATATAGTATTCTTTCAGTTGCAGAGCACCAGAAGTACCTACAAAACCTACGGCATTGTACTGATTAGCAGCAATAGCGCGTGGGGTGAATGAAGGGTTGAAGCTATAATGATCGCCGTAAACAACAGCGAATTCGTTAGTAGCTACCAGAGGAGCGGCACCGCCGAGTACAGTCCAAGCAGCAGTCAGATCGGCTGATTTAGCACGATATACAACAGTACCAAGTTTAACTGGAACTGAACCTGGGGTTACGTTAAGGTCACGACGGCTGTAGCCAACAGATGGGTCTAGTTCGTGAACAACAAGATCGGAGAAACGAGCTTGATAAGTTTCGGCAACAAATGGCATATTATTATTTTCCTTTGATTATTTACTTCAGGCCAAGGCGCTGTTTGATGAGGGCTTCAGTGGATAGACGGGCTTTGTCTTCTTCTTGGGTACTGGCTTCAGGTTCACCACCTTCACCACCAAGTTCTTGCATAAGATCAGAAGCTTCTAGGGCTTGTTTCTGTTGAGCAAAGCCAGCCAGAACAGTTTCAAATGCTTCATCACTTAGGGTAGCGAGGCTAGCTTGTACGGCCTCAACTTTGTCAGCAGCCATAACAGCAGACAGTTTATCTGTACGTGCTTGGGCCTTCATTTGTTCTTTAACAGCTTCCATCTGTTTAACTTGATCAAGAGCAGCAGCCAGAGCAGTTTCTTTTTCAGTGAAAGCAGCTTGTAGGGCAGCCATTGCTTCTTTGGTAGAAGCTAGTTCAGCTACAGCCAGTTGTGCGGTTGATAGCTCAGTGGTTAGAGCTTCAAGCTGTGATTGCATATCTGCAAGTTGGGTCATTTCTGATTTATCCTCAGACTTAGTGAATTTAAAGATTCGATCTTTCATAGAACTTCCATTAGCATTGTTTTGGGCTTCGCCCGATAAGTAAGAGTAGAATTCCTCTTGTGTCATCAACTTATCAGCTAGGCCCAAGCGAACAGCATCTCCTGCAAGGAAAGTCTTAGCCTGAGTATTCCTAACTGCTTCGACAGAGATGTTACGATGTTCTGCAACATACTCTACGAATTCTTGGTAAAGCGTATCCACTTTATATTGAAGGTCGTCAATGAACTCTTTTCTGAAAGAGCCATCTGCTGCAAACGGGATCTTCTCATCTCCTGCTGTAATGAAGGTTCGTTCATAACCCTCTTTCTCAAGAGCTTTAGAATCATTCATCAAACGAATGAGGACGCCGATAGATCCGATTTCTGAATTTTTATTTGAAATGATTTCGTCGGAAATAGCAGTAAGACCATAAGCAGCAGAAGCAGATAGACCATCTACATAGGAGATGATACGAACACCGTTTTCATCTGCTAATTTACGCAGGTAATCGCCAGTATCCATCATTCCGTAGGCTTCACCACCACCAGACTCAACCATAAAGGCAACAGTCTTTACACCTTCTTCGAGTAGTGCTTCAAAGTCTTCTTTAATTGACTCATACGAAGTGCCGCCACAAAGTGCTTCCCATCCGGTAGACTTGTTAGTTAAAGGGCCAGAGATGTGGATAACACCAAGGTTGTTTTCAGCATAGTGCAGCGTACTGTACATTGAGAATTCAGACTCAGCTTTCTTCTCAATAGTTGTATTTCCTTCACAACGTTTATCTACATAGTTAAGAACGGATTCAAAACTTTTAGAGTCCACTAGCAAAGGAGTGTTGAACAGTTTGGACCGTAGTCGTGTCAGTTCATGTGCCATTGTAAATGGACCCCTTATTATGTATTTTCTGTGTTAGATGTAGAAGAGTCGCCTGAAGATCCATTAGAAGATCCAGTTCCGTTGTTCATACCCTCGACAAGCCCGTCACCACTTCTTGAAGTTTCCGGTGTAAGCTGTTTAGCTAATTCCTCAACAGAAAGCGTTTCATCAACTTTATATGGAATGTTTGCTTGATCCATAATCCAGTTAATGACTTTAGGTGCTTTCGGTACGAGTCCGACTGCGGCCGTTCGCTGGATGAACTTACTGATTTCATCTAGGCTCACTTTACCAATCTCACCGTATGTCCACTCTGGCATAACTTCTGTTGACCAGCCATTCAGCTGGAATAGTTGTTTAGCTAGGTCAAAGTTAAGCTGAGTTTTAATTTCATCAAGCTTGGATTGGATTGCCATTTCAACTGTGCTAATCTTAGATTCAGCAAGCGAGAATGAACCAGAACCATTAGAACCGAGAGTGAGGAAGTCAGCAAAGAGAGCTGTAAGAATCTCAGAAGTGTAGCGCTGAATGATTGCGTTTGTGTCATACGACTTCTGTCCTGTTACAGACTTAATCTCAAACTCAAACATCTTATTACCATTCTCATCTGTGATAAGTGGTAAAATCAGGCCTGATTCTTTAGCTTGGTGCATGTTTTTAAGGATTGTTTTATAATGCTCAAAAACTGCTTTATTCTCTTCTGTAGCGTCAGCAACCATATACTGTGGTGGAAGATATAATACTTTAAAACCATTGGAATCTTGTGCTACACTAATAGCTTCTGACTCTTGGTAAGCCGTTTTATATTTCCATGCAGACCAGCAGCCTACAAGTGGTGATTGACCTTCAGGGTTGTTCTTGATAGGATTATTTCTGAAGAGCATAAACTTTTTACGAGGGATGAATTTATAATTACCTTCATCATCGTAGTTTTTAACTACCTCTGAATAATCACCAACACCGCGATTACTAGGGATGTTTACACATTGATAAAGACCTACTAAGTCACGACCTTTGTTGGCAAACTTCCAGCTATCAATTGAATCTTGAGAACGTAAAGCTAGCTTCTTAATACCGATAAGGCCGTCATTATACTGAGAGCCTTTATCTCGATAACGGTATCTGTATACCTTTTCTACTGGGGCAAAACCATATCGGTTGAAGCTCACAGCTTGTTTAATAAAAGATTTAAAGTCATGTTCCATGTCATTCATTACTTGACGCATGAAAGTAGCTTTATCTTTTAGCTCTTCTTCATATCCTTCTGGGATTCTAACATGCCAATCCACACGAGAAATCATCATCTCAACGTAAGCAAGGGCCGGGGCGATAGCACCGTCTTTTTCCATACGCTTGAAAGTCTTCATCGCATGAGGCCATCTTAGTTCATGAGAGCACTCTTCTAGAATATCTCCACCCAATACACGAAGACCATTAAAACCAGTCTCTCCGAATGAAAGGGTTGGTACATCATTATCCCCAGCCTCTAGGGAGATTTCAGCATCTTCAGCCATTTAAGCTCCTGCATTAAGGAAGGGGTTATCGGTTGTTAAGTTAGCGGATTTTAGACCCGATAAAATATTAGGTATCTGTATTTTTGACGCAAGTGCCATAAATCCGTCACTACAAATGTCGACAAGATCATCGTGGCCATTAGCGCCACTCTTTCTTTCGCCTGTGAAGGCTTCTAGTTCGTTATAAAAGAAAGTTAATTCATTATAAATTTTATTTTCATAGTCAGTTCCGCAATTCTTTAAGATATTCACACCACCGTTCATTGTTAGTGATGCAAAAGGTCGGAATCTGTCAATCTTCTTGCCTGTTGCTTTCATGGTACGAACATAGTACCCTTCACCTGAAATTTCACGAGCCATCATTTGAGTTGCAGCTTTAGCAGCTGGGTTAGGATCGATTGGTAGAATTATATCCACCTTATTCCCATCCCTTCTGGCATTCTCTAAAACAAAAGAAGTCCAATCACCGAATCGAATTCTGATTCTCTGGATATCGTGAATGAAATATTCACCATTCTTGAGTTTAGAAATCTTGACACAGGCTGTGTAGTCAGGATCATAAGTCATATCCTTTGTTTTAACAGTACCAGCAAAATCATAAGCTCTTACTGTTTTAACAATATCAGTCCAAGCTGGTTCAGCATCAGATTCTCTGAACCATTCTCGCTTGATAAGACCTTCGCCTTCAGGTCGAGCATCCCAGTTGCCCCACAATAATAACTCTTTTTGAATTCTCGGCAGACCTTCAAGAAAGGCAATATAGCTTGGCTCGATATAAGGATTATCATAAACTGACGCACTAATGAATCTGAAAGATAGTGGAGTAGACTTAGGGAATCTCTCTAGAATCTCCTCTTTGCTATCTCCCCAATAAAGCTCATTATCCATCCGAACAAACCACCGGATCTTACCTTGTTTTGATGGGTCAGGCCTTCCGTGTAACTCGTGGTCAGGCGGATATAAATACCAATCCACATACTTCCTAACCCATGAATCTGCATCCGGGTTCATGGTAGCTCGCATGTTTGGTTTCATTTTGGCTTTTGTGCGGAGTCGTGATAGGATATAGTCAAATTGACTTTCCTCAAACTGACACAACTCTTCCATCACACAACTTGAGATTTGTGCCCCTTGGAAGTTATCTGTGTCATCAACCCTTTCAAAGTGGCTGAATGAAACCTCACCTTGGGATGAGGCAATAATCTTTAAATCTTTGATCTTGATTTTGCAGCCAGGATCAAATTCTTTATAAAGTTGTTTAGCTTCATCCCAAACAGCACCCGGCTTCAAAAGCATCGGTGTTGTTCTACGAAGAGTTAACCCCCTGTAAAGGGGGTCGTGTATGTATTTAAGGTGGTGCGCAAGTCCTGCCCAAGTCTTCCCTCCCCCGGCTTGTCCGCCGTAGAAACAAATGTCAACCCAATCGGGCGTGTTGAGGAATAATTCTTGGGGTTTGCTCGATGGGGCAATTATGCTGTTCAAAATATAATACCTTTATATTCTTTGCAGCCTCTCTTGCTGATATCCATCTTCCTTCTGCTTCCATAGCATTAGATACTGAATTTCTAGCAACTCCAAATAATTCGGCAATTTGTTTTTGCTCGACAAGACCGGAGTTCCAAAGGAGGCAAGCTTCAATGACATCAGTTACAGATAACTTAGCCATACTATTATTTTTGTGTTTCTCAACACCATTTTCAATTATATAGTCTTCAATTAAAGATCTAAACTCTTCTCTGTTTTCACACCAAGCTGTAAAATAATCTCTTTTTATCTCACTGAGTGTCTTACTTGTCTTGTATATAAACAAATCAAGAGACTCTTTATGGTCAGAGTACTCACTAATAGCTAAGTCAATAAACGATGTATCTTCCGATGGTTCCCATCCTGAATTAAATTTATCTACAATTGTACGAAGTTTGCAATAAGATACATCATACCCAGTCAAAGTAGAAAGCTCTGTTGAAAGTAGTTTGGCTTCCGGTTTACCAGACCTCTCCCAATAACTTTTGATAGCTTCAGCTTTATACCAAAGAGACTTATCATACTTAGCGTTTAGCAGTTTATAATCTTGTCTAACTTTTGCTACGTAGGGAGTCGGTTTCAGTTCATATACATACTGCTGCATGTATTTATCATTATTCTTTTCCCACTCTAGTAGACTTTTCTTTCTGAAATATCTACGTTTAGCCGATACCATCTTTTCTACAGTATCTTCTCCATGGGTCTTACCGTAGAAAGGATTCCCCTCTCCGGCACACTGAGCTTTTACTGCCTCTGAGTATTCAGACCTAAGCTTTTCATAGACTTTAGAAGAAATCTTGCCTTTGATTCTATAATGACGAGAATGTTTACCTACCCGAGAAGACATAATTTTAGCTGCTCGCATTAAGCTGCGATTTCCCGGATTAGCTTTCCACAATAGCATATGTGCTATATAGTGCTCCCTTCCAGTAAACATGACTAGGTTACTAGTATCATTACTCCCACCAACAGATCGTGGTACAATATGATGTATCTCAAA